TCAACTCAACTTTAATGCAGATAATAAACGATTTGCAAAGTTTTCATCATTAAATTTAGTAATAGCATTTTTTATTTCATTATGCGTAGGCAATAAACGTCCATCAATAATACTTTGTAAGTGATTAGCTAAACTAGCTACATCCTTTACTGGGTACAGTAATCCATTCAATTCAGGCGTTATAATATCTTCAGGACCGGTTGGGCAATTAGAACTAATACAAAAAATACCATAAGAAGAAGCTTCACATAACACCATGGGAAACCCTTCAGATATTGATGTCAATACTAATGTAGACGTATATTTTATATTCCTCTTAATATATGACCAAGCATCTTTTTGCCAACCATGCCAGTTGATCTTAGTGGCTATTTTTAATTCTAGTGCTAAGCTTTTTAAAAAATCGGTATCTTCTCCATCCCCAACAATATCAAGCGTCCAATCGCCATTCAATTTGGAAAGCGCATAAAATAATTCATTAACATTTTTAGGAGCATACGCAACCAATCTTCCAACATATAGAAATCTTATCTTATCATTTCTTGGTATAATTATATTATTTTCTGTTATGGGATTATAAATAGTAAATATATTCTCTCTATCTATCCCCATATCAAGCATATACCGAGTTATACCCGAACTAATCGATAAATGATAATCAGCCTTATGTAAATAAATTGATTTATATAAATTATTTAATGAAAAATGTATCCATGAGTAAATATAAACTTTACTTCTAACAATTTTTCTTGCTAAATTAGCAATATAGCAACACACCGTATCATAAGAAATAATAATGTCTGGCTTTTCTTGTTTAAGAATTCTTGCTAACTGAACTGCATAGCTCATCCTTCTTAACTTAGTATTTTTTATCTTAGAAGATAGTCTTCTATATTTACAATCAACTAACCAATCATCATTAACTTTATTATCCCCTTCATTAAAAAAGATAAACTCTGAGCGGATAGCATGCGATGCCAATATATTTATAGATTTTTTAAAAACGGTTTCCATACCACCAAATCCACCTAAATTATAACCAATAATTAATACTTTTTTCATTATAAAAATAAACCATACATTAAAAATGTTTGTTGATTATATTAGAACTCTATAGAGATTACTATTTCAATGCATTATATGTATTGCATAAATAAAAACGCAAAAAAAAGCCCCTCTCCAGAGGGGCTGCAAAAGACAGGGATGGTGTCCGAAAATAGAATCTAACCCATTGTTTTTATTGAATTCCAATAGCGCACTGTCCACCAACTGTCCACATCCACGAAAAAACGACCACATTGATATAAAGACTAGCCCCTTACTTTAGGGGCTTTACTTACCACAGTTAGTGTCTCATCATTAGAAATTCTTAAGATTCTTCTGTTTATCGCTGGAAAGGAAAAAACATGGAATTTCTATTTATTTTATCTATAACATTGTTCGTAATATCTATTGTCTGCATAACTCTAGGCATGATAAAACCTAGCATCATCAAGTTAAAAAACCGCAAACAATCATTTATTGCTTTTCTTGTTACCTTCGTCTTATCAATCATTGGGGTTCTTAATTTCGCTCCCGATACTCCTAACAACCAAGTCACCGAAACTCAAGAAACAATAAACGATACTTTTGTATGTAGTAATAAAAACGCAATCTACCCCACCGTCACAAGCATGATGGAAGATTTTGGAGACTATCCTTCTGATACCAACGCGTTTGAAATCATCAGTGAATCTCCTCTAAAAATCCGCTTATCAGCAACCGGTTACGATAATGATCCAATTGATGTAAAAGATAATTTAGCAAAGCACGCCCTTATTTATGGAGTATTACGCACATTTATCAATACAAATAATAATGATGTGACAGTAGTGTCTTACCTCATTAATAATGATAATCACCAAAAACTTAAAGATAGCCCTGAATACACAACTACACTCACTAAAGATCAAGCATTAAAAATTACTCAGAAATATATTCCAATCAATTCATTGAATGATTTAATTGATGAGAATTGTTCATTTACAAAACAGTTTAATGAATTACGTTATGACGATAGCGGTAAGAAAGGCTTTGATAAGTTTTTTAATGAGTTAATCTCCAACAAATAAAGTGATACTAAATTTAATAATTTTTTATTACGTATGCGAGGAAAAAATGGCAAAACCTATACTTTTTGAAGATCATTATTTTAAAACTAAAACTTTGGCTATAAAAGAAATACAAAATAAAATAAAACCTTATAGTGCAGGAGATAAGCTAAATAAAGAAGATGAAATTTTTTTTCTTAAGCTATTTAAATTACATGATGAATATGAAAAAAAAATTGGTTGTGGAGTATCACATATTACGGTAGAAAAAGATTTTCATAATAACAAATGTCTTTACATTCACCGAATCGATGGAAAGAGTGAAGATATTAGCTGGCGTCATTGCATTCGGCCAATGTCTCAAAAAGAGATAGTTTCTTATGCATTCCGTAGGGCTGTAAAAGAAACAGTTATAGAATTTAAAAAAATTCACTTACAAGATAATGCACATTGCCCAATATTACATACACCTTTAGATTTTTATAATAGTGATACCTCTTACATACCCTATTCGTTCGATGAGTTATTTTTAGATTTTTTAAAAGAACATGGACTCACTATTGATTCCATAGAGTTAAAAAATCCAGAACAAAACGATCCTGATCAAAGAGGTATTATTCAAGATTTATCACTAAGAAATGCTTGGATTGAATACCATAGAGCTAATTCACAATTAAAACTCATAAGCAGAAAAGCAAATTCTCGTAAAAAAAATATATAAACTTAAAACTCCGTACATCTTCAACAACGCCCGGAACACTCCGGGCCATTTCATCAAATCGCTAATGCCTGTTGGCAACACTTATCAACATGCGGCTCTACTCGTTCAATCAATTGAGGCTTTGAAATAAACCGCGTTACGGTTTCATGGCTGACGAACGTCGCGCCACAATTGATATTCTGGCACTGGTTATAACGTTCTTTGGTATCGGAAGATATTTGCTGACTACTACGAGTATGCGCGGCATGACCACAAACAGGACAAATCATCATAAACGGGTTACCTCTTTATGATGTGGAAATTACCTGTAATTATACACAGGCACTATTCCTTATCCATATCTATATCACTGCTTTTGACTTCTAATTCTAACGAGGTGGTAAACCCGCTATTGTTCAGGGAATGACTCACCGTGACCAACGTCCAATAGGCATTATCAATCTCAGGCTTAAATCCGCTCACTTGTACCGGTAGCTCAGGAAAGAGATCCGCACGCCCTTTTGCAAGGGTAATGCTAAATGAAGCAACGCCCCGCTGTATTTTTTCCCATGCGGCTTTAGCAGCACGTTCGGCATTGGTTTTACTTGCATAAGTGTGAGACAACACCATCACATTACCTTCTTCACCGACAAGGTACTCCCCTTGTTTCTCTTCTTCTTTTTTCGGTTTATCAGTGGTTGGTTTTCTGCGCCGAATTTGTGATTGTGTTTTTTCTTGTGGTTTACGGGTATTTAAATAATTGGCCGTCACACCGGTGTAAGCGCCCCTATCCACTAATGAAAAACGGTGTCCATCACCCACACTGCGGGTAATTTGTACTAAAGGTAACGTTTGACCGCTAGCAGTGGTATTGCCCCCTTGCACCATAAACAGCAAATTGCCGTTTTTAACACAGGCGGTGGCACCGTTTAATTGCCCTAAGCGGGTTAAAAAACTGCCGTCTGACTCATTGGTCTGGTCGATATGTTCAATTTTCACCGTATCAAGACCAGGATCAACCACCGCCGTGACATTATTGCGCGCTGCAATGGTTCTGACGATATCGCCTAATGTTTTTTGGTGGTAAGACATTTCACGACGAACATTCAGCGTTGCTCTAAAATCGGCACTACGAGCACGCAATGTCATTTTATCCGGTACACCAGAATGCTCGATCTCATCAACTGTAAATGAGCCTTTATTAATAAGGTTTTCACCCTGCCAACCAAGATGCAAGGTCAATACCTCACCTCGTTTAGGCATCATTAATGCGCCGTCAGAATCATCTAACTCAATATCAAGCCGGTCAGCTTCAAAGCCCCGATTGTCCGTTAATGAAAGCGAAATTAATCGCCCTTGAATTTTGGCACTGATATCTTCATCACCAGCAATTAACACAAAAGCCGGCATGCTACTTTTACCGGTGATCATTTCTGGCAACATTATGATAAAACTCCTTTCATCGCTTCACCGGCACCATTGGCCATCATGCCTAATTGGTCGCTTAAATCCCCTAACATCTGACTGATAGAGTCATCCACCCGTTTTAATGTCAGCGAGAAATCAATTTTTCTGGCAGCACCATCTTGGAAAAATTCGGTGTGGGTGCGTTGTAAATCGGTGATCACAAACATGCCGTGAATGGTGCCCGTACCATCAATAAACGACCACGCTTTACCGCTATCTGCCATTAACTCTAATGCCAGCAACGACACTTTACCGCCAGTTAATGAAGGATAAAGCGCCCCCGATAAGGTGATCACATCGGTATCAGGGCCAATAAATTGTTGTGCCGGTCGGCGTGCGACACGTTGAGTAAAACCATGTCGCCACGTTTGTTGTTTTTGTAGGGATTGATAAGGTACGGTGCGTAACTCAAACACAAATACCCCAAGTGCTGCCATCATTACCACACCTCACTGTCTTGATAACGGCTATTTAATCGTGCTTGTTTTTCACGCTCACGGCGCTCAATTTCCGCGATAACAAGCTGGGCAATATCTTGCGCGGATTGGTTTGGTTGAGGATGAATATTAATTTCATAATGTGCCGGCGCGCCTTGATAACGCTGTTGTTGAATATTCACATTAGCCGGAGCAGGACGATAGTTTTCAACCGGCAAACTGTGTGGGTGCAACGGGGCATTTTGTGCCTGTAACGAAAAGGCGCTGCCTAACGATAATGCGGCAGCCGCTAACATCGCAGTGTGTTTACGACTGGTGATATTCGCAGGGCCTTCGACAATTTCAGGGCCATTTTCTCCCGCAATACCAAATTTACCACGCGGGATATAACCGCCGGAATCATACATACCGGCAAAGTTGCTGTTGTAAGAATCTAACGCAGACTGCACTTTCGGATCATTACTTTTCATAAACTCAGGGGTGAGTGCTTCTTTAGCTGCGGTTGCCAATTCCCCAATGCTATTTTTAAAGTCCGTCCATTTGTTTTTGATCCCCTGAATAATGGCATCAATCAGGTCACTACCAAACTGCAAAAATTTAGCCGGTAATGCTTTGGTGTCTTCGACAATTTCATTCCATTTTGTTGATATCGTGGTTTTAATTGTTTCCCACGTTTCTTGTACAGACTTAACAATATGATTCCAACCGTTTTTAAGTGTTGTTTTAATTCCTTCCCAAACATCTGAAATTTTAGTTTTTATCATCGTCCATGTTGTTTGGGTGTAGCTGACTATCGAATCCCAATGTTTAATAATGAGCCCAAGCGGTGTCCAATTAAAGAATATATACTTAATGGCCTCCCATGCACTCTTAATAGTATCTTTTAGCGCTTGCCATGCGATAGCAGTATATCTTTTAACGGTATCCCATACCTTGTAAACGTAGGGGCCAATGGTGTCCCAGTTTTTATAAATCAGATAAACAGCAGCCGCAATAGCGGCAATAACCAATAAAATAGGGTTAGCTAACATGGCTTTACCCAACCCTAAAAATGCACTACCTAATAATTTTATCGGTTTTAATAACAGTGTGAGCGCACTACCGCCTTTAATGCCTAAAATTGACAAGCTTAATTTCGCGGCGGCTAATGGCCCTAACATTGCCGCAATGGATAACGAGAGAATACCCAGTGTGGTAATAATGCCCGCTATCGCTAAACCGATCATCGTCAGCGTCTTAGCCAATTCAGGGTTTTCTTTCATCCACACACCGACTTTAGAAATCACACGGGTAATGCTTTGTGATATCTGCCGTAGCGGGCTATCAATACCGTCAAAAATTTGAATACCTAAATCTTCCCATGCAGATTGCAGGTTTTTCATATCCCCGCTTAAGTTATCCGTCATGGTGCCCGCGACTTTTTGCGCTTCACCTTTAGCTTGTTTTAAGTCAGCAACAAGAGTTTGCAACTCCCCTTTACCCGCTTGTTCGGCCAGTACCGATAACGCCGAAAAAGCTTCTTCACCGGCAATATGTTTAAAGAACCCCGCCCGTTGCGCATTACCCATCTTAGCGGTTTTCTTATCCAACTCAGCTAATAACTCAGGAAAGTCGCGTAAGTTCCCTTTAGCATCACGGGTTTTAATACCGAGTTCTTCTAATGCTTTGGCGGCCATTTTCGGTGGTTCAGCAAGACGCCCTAAGATAGCGCGTAATGAAGTACCCGCCATTGAACCTTGAATACCCGCATCACCCAATTTACCCGTTGCGGCTGCCGCGGTTTCTAAATCAACCCCTAACCCTGACGCCACCGGTGCAACGTATTTCATGGTGTCGCCAAGCATGGTTAAACTGGTATTTGAACGGGTAAAAGCGCCGACTAACACATCACTCACTCGCCCCATTTGGTCAGAGTCGAGTTTAAAGCCAGTTAAAATATTGGAACCGATATCTGCCGTGGTGCCTAAATCAATATCACCCGCCAGTGACATTGCCAGCGTTCCGGGCATAGCATTTTTAATTTGCTCAGGCTTAAAACCTGCCATGGCATAGAATGCTTGACCTTGCGCCACTTGGTTGGCGGTAAATGCCGTGGTTGCGCCTAGCTCTCGCGCTTGTTCACGCAACATCTTAAATTCATCAGAATTTTTATCGAGACGCGTTAATGCCTGCACCTTTGACATACCGACATTAAACTCGTACCCCGGCATTAAGGTTTGTTTCGCGGAATACAACATACCGGCACCGGTTGCCGTCATGGTGGCACCAGTGCCCGCCATTTTATTTCGTACATCGAGCGTCTTTTGATACTGCGATTTAGCCGCCGCCATGCGCCGTTCTTGTTCGGCACTGCGCCTTAACTGATTTTCTTGCCGGCGGAGCTGTTGCGTAGTGCGTTCAATATCACCATTCAGTCGCCGTTGTGCTTGACCGAGTTGGTTTGTTGAAATGCCATTAGCTTGTAATGCCGAGCGCTGTCGCTGTGCCGACTGCTGTAATTGCTCATATTTGGTTTTAAGTTGCCCCGCTTCCCGTTGCGCTTTTTTAAACGCCTCTAACTGTTTTTTTGTCGGATTTTCAGTATTGGCAATTTCTTTGGCGAGAGTAGCAACACGTTGTGTGGCGGATTGATACGCCTGCTGTGTAGAGGTTAACTGCTGTTTAATCTTGCGAAAGCCGTCAATTTGTGAGGCTTGCTGATTGAGGTTTTTTAGCGAGTCACGCGATTGACGCACAGCGGACGCCAATCGTTTATTACTTTCTTGCGCACTGCGAAACGGTGCGGTTAATTTATCAACCGCACTCAGTACAACTTGTAATTTTAAGTTATTACTCATCCTGTTGTCCGCACCGTTTCGCCGCTTGATAGCGCCATGATAATAATTCTGAAAGGCTCATTTTGCCGGTGTCTGCCGGTGACCAATGAAAAATGACGGCAATATCTGCCGCCAGTTCATCGGTGGTTAATTCGCTGGGGAATCGGGCATAACCGACTTCGGTAATAAAAAATTAACCACCTGCACGCTCAGGTTTACCAAGTCGCCCGCAGCTAAAGACAGCACATCTTGCTTTGTCAGTGTTGGCATAGTAATGCGCGGTAGCACCTGCATCATGCTATCAACATCCATATCCATTAACGGCTGTAAACGCACACCGCGTAGTGCTCCCGAATTGGGTTTAAGCACGGTCACTTTGTCGATTTTGGTTTCACCGCGCATAATCGGTTGTTCTAGAGTCACCGTGGCTTGGTCACCATTAACAACAACCCACTCAACTTGCTCTTGGTTTTGCTCTTTGATTAGCTCTTTCATGTTCTCTTTCCGCATTTAATTAAAGCCCCAGCGCGTCACGCTGTGCTTGTAACAGGTCTTTACCGTCCACTTTTTCCACCATATTGACGATATCAATCTCAATGATTTCTTGACCGTCCATCACTAACTTGTAGTAAGTGGGTTTTACGGTGACTTTAGTTTGCGTGTTATCACCCGATTTCCAGTTACCCGGATCGATTTCGCTATAACGGCCACGCAGAACCACCTCTACAGCAAGCACTTCCCCCGTATCATCACGCTGATAAGCACCACAAAAACGCAGTTGTACGGCATCAATGGTTGAGGCACCCCATTGACGGTAAACATCAATATCAGCGCCACCGAGGGTAAACTCACTATCAAGCGCGCCGTCATCAAGGCCCATATCAATTTGCACCGAACCATTCATACCGCCCCCGCGATAGGCTTCTAACTTGCGGGTGATTTTGGGTAATGTGAGTTCTTCTGCAACGCCCACATAATTGGCGCCATTCATAAATAAATTAAAATTCTTTAGTTTGCGTGGTAACGCCATGATTTACCCCTTGATTTTGTTGCCGAAATCCATCAGGTATTTATCGGTAATACGCTGACGTAACATCAGATTTTCCATTGGTGGTACGGGTGTATAGTCATAATCCAGTGTGAGTTTGCCGGCTTTAAGTGCTTCTTTGCTATTTGATGTTGGGTCATACCAACATTCACCACCTAACAAGTAGCCCTGACTGACCAGTGAACGTAATTTTGCATTGATGGTTTCAACGATATCCCGCGCTAAAGATGGCGTTAACGGTTTATCAATTGCCCACATCTGCCCTTCCGCCATCGTATCAGCGAGGACTTGCGCCGTTCGGGTATAAGATTCAAAGGTAAACAGTGGATCATCCGAACAGGTACGCGAACCCCAAAAACGAAAACCATCACGGCGGATAAGTGTCGTCACCCCTTTTTCATTCAGTAAACCGGCATCAGTCGCGGGATCTTGTAAATCCCAATAGATATCCTTAGAAATACCCGTCACGCCGTTAACTGTGATGTTGGATAGCGTTTTATGCCAACCGATATCATTGTCTAACTTGGCACGCAGACCTAACGCCCGCGCCGTGGCATAAGCGGTTGATTCGCTGTTAGTGGTGCTATCCCATGAGGTAAAATCAGGAAAAATCACCATCAATTCACGTTGACCAAAGTTGTCACGGTACTTGATTGCTTCGCTGATATTTTTACAGTCGTAAGCAGACACATAGCCAAAGGCGCGGAGCTTTTGACAAATCACCGCAATCTCATTGGCAACCGCTAACGTGTCATGACCGGGCGCGCCAATAATACGAGGTTTAATGCCGTGTTGGGCTTGTGATGCTAACAGTGCTTGTAACCCTGTTTTTAGCCCTTCTTCGGTAGTACCACCGATAATATTAGTGGTGGTTTCTGCCTCTTCTTCACCTTGTGCAACACGTACTACAATAGTGATGGGTTTAGCCTGATCTGCAATGGCTTTTAAGGTACTGGCTAAGGTGCCGGTTTTCCCTGCTTTACCGATACCCTGTGATACATCGGTCAATAAGACGGGCTTGTTTAAAGGAAAGGCTTTTTCGTCCGCATCATCAGCGGTGCAAACTACGCCAACAATAGCGGTGCTGATAGTGCGAATGGGGCGGGTGCCTTCGTTAATTTCAATAACGCGCACACCGTGATGATAATCTTGTGCCATGCTCACGGACTCCTATAACTGTGTCCGTGTAGCATGAAAAATTAGTGGATAAATTGCACGAAAGCGGGATTGTTTGCGGGTTGGTACAAATAAAGTTAATCTTGAACCCAAACCTCTATTATTCCCCATGATGTATCGCCACAACGTAAAGTTTTTCCATCTGAAGATGTCACGGAAAAAAGATGAAACTCTTTATACCAATTAATGACAATACCAACATTAATTTGATTTGGAACTTGTATTCCGCCCCCAAGATAACCATTTGAATTACCTTTAATATAAATCGTTTTTCCTCTAACATCTTCTGAAACAGTGATTGTGCCACCTTTTGACCAAGCATTCCCAGACCAAATTTTTCTAAAGTTCTGACCTGTTCCTTTTTTTTGATATCGAGCATCACCCTGAGCTTGTGTTAAAGCCCCTACATCACTCGCATTTAAACTAATATCTCCGCTCAATGGTTTGCCATTCACTTTACGCGTGTTAGGCACCCGCCCATTGGCATTATTGTTAGCATTGTTTGCGACAGTCTTTGCCTCATTCACTTGTGCCGGTGTTGCAGCACCCACATCACCCGCAGTTAAACTAATATCAGCACTTAATGGTTTGCCATTCACTTTACGCGTGTTAGGCACTCGCCCATTAGCATTAGTGTTAGCATTGTTTGCGGCAGTTTGTGCGGCGTTGGCTTTACTTACAGCATCATTTGCGGTTTTCTGTGCGGCATCCGCTTTGCTCACTCCACTGTTTGCTGTGGCCTGTGCATTAGATGCGGCGGTTTTGGCTTCATTCACTTGCGCCGGTGTTGCAGCGCCTACATCACCGGCAGTTAAACTAATATCAGCGCTTAATGGTTTATTGTTAATTTTACGGGTGCTAGGTACTCGCCCATTAGCATTAGTGTTGGCATTATTTGCGGCAGTTTGCGCAGCATTGGCTTTACTTACGGCATCATTAGCGGTTTTCTGTGCGGCATCCGCTTTGCTTACACCGCTGTTCGCTGTGGCTTGTGCATTGGATGCTGCCGTCTTTGCTTCATTCACTTGCGCCGGCGTTGCTGCGCCCACATCACCCGCCGTTAAGGTAATATCGGTATTCAGTGGTTTATTATTCACTTTACGGGTACTAGGTACGCGACTATTGGCGTTCGTGTTAGCGGCATCCGCTGATTTTTGTACCTTACTTAATCCCGTGCTTAATTCGGCTTTGGTGGCATAAAGCTTAGCGACTTCCTCCAATGTCTGTTTTGAGGCACTTTCAATGGCATCATTGACAAATTCACGGGTCGCCAATATCACCGAGGGGTCAACCTTTAACTCGACTGACTCGGTATGACTAACGGTTAATATCATGCGAATAGTCTGTGTGCGCCCGCTTCCCTCTTGCAATTGGGGTTTATAGGTTTCTGGGCAATTACCTACAGCAATTAAACTGCCTTCATCATCAAATAAACCAATCTCACGTATCCAGTAACCGCCCTCATTTTCAGGGATCACTTGTTCAGCAATAATCTGGCTGTCGTTTTTTGGATCAACAAATAAGGTATTTAATCCCGCTCGGCGTTTTTCGCCGACGAGTTTAGTTTGTTGTGTATCGGGTGTCGGCAACGTTCCGCCACCGTCACCCACGGCCATTTGGGTAATTTTTAAGGTGGTGCCTAGTGCCGTGGCTTTTGCCAGTTTATTGGCACCAATCACCGTTAATAAGGCGAAAAATTTAGCGCTCATGTGCGACCTCAACTTTATCAATAATGTGTACTCCGACCGCCGTTAATGGCGCACCAGACACGGTAATTTCTTCTGCAAAATACGGATAAACCGTTAACTCATCACCGCTAAATGTCGCGGCAGAAAGATAAAATTCACCTTGCGAATCAAGGTTGATAGATAACCCTAAGAGATGCCGACTAACAGGGCGTGCATCAGCGATCAAACGCTCTAATTCGTCATAAATTTCTTGAGTAATGCCGTTTTCTTGCACGCCCACATCAAGGCGAAATGTGCCCGGCGGATCGTCGGTTTGCCACCATTCGGTAACTTTGATGATGTAACCTAACGGCTCAACAACACGCTTAAGTGCGCCAATAGTGCCCTTGTGTCGGTGAATAAACATCGAATCCCGTACGACTTGGCGCTTAACGGATTCTGACCAGTTTTCATCCCATCTATCAACCGACCAGGCCCATGCGAGATATGGCAATAACTCAACGGGGCATGTGCTGGCGTTCCATAATTGGCGTAAAGGCACGGGCAAGGTTTGCAAGGATTGGCAAGCAATAGCAGCGGCCTTTTCTAATGGGCTACTGCCTGACGGTAACAAGCTATTCATCCGAACCACCAATGGTTAAGGTGCTTTGGGTGCAATAGGAGGCTTGCGTTTTATCCAGTACCACATCTTTAGTGGGTTGTTTTAATTCCACACGTTGCACGCCTTCCACATGCAACGCGGCATAAATCGCTGACAGACGAATATCACGTCCTAAGCGGTGTTGCTCTGTGATGTATTGCGTCAAACGTTGATTTGCTTCTTTGCGTATCGGCTCCGACTCAGGCCCCGGAAATAAAAATAACGTGGCATCAATTTGATAGGGAATAATTTTGGCAGATTGCACTTTGATGCGATCAGCAACCGGTCGCACATCTTCATCGTTTAACGCGCGCTCAACAATGCGCAGTAATTCTTCCGATGCGGTGCCGTCACCCTCACGAGATAACACCGAGATAGTGACATTTGCCGGCGCTGGGCTGATCGCGGACACATCGGACACCCGACCATCGGCACTACGGGCATGAAATTCATAACTGCCCACCGGCCCCGCAACACTTAACCCCTCAAAAGCGGCGGGAATGCGTAAACGCAAATCATCGTCAGACTCTAAAATCGCCGGTGTGGGCGGAATAGTGTTGTTATTGGCAGGGCGTAACACTAAACGCGATAAATTATAATTCGCCGCTAACTGATCTAAATCCGCCCCTTTTGCATACGCCACCATCACCGCGCGGGCAGACTCATTGATACGCTGGCGCAATAACAACTCACGATAGACGTTTTCTTCTAACAACTTGGTCAGCGGTTCCGACTCTAACGATAACGTATTAGCAACCGCATCACGCAAATGCACTGGCATTGTGGCAATCAATGCCGTTTTGCGTTCGCGTAATAATTGTTCTGCATCTAACGACTCAATCACATCGGGCGGTGTTAATTGGCTTAAATTAATCGTTGGCATGTTATGTCACCGGTAGAGAGAAATTAATCGGTTGTTGGTTATGGGCGTAATAGCCGGTGATATCGACAATCACCTGTTCGTGTTGGCTATGAATATCAATGGCCGTCATCACAATACGTGGCTCCCAACGATAAACTGCGGTGTAACACGCTGACATTAATTGCAATCGCATCTTGGCGTTAACTGGGCCATCAATTAAATCGGCAAGCAAACTGCCATATTCACGGCGCATCAATCGGCTACCAATGGGGGTGTTAAAAATATCTTTGACCGATTGGCGAACGTGCTCAATATCGGTAATACGTTCACCGGTTTGTGCATTCATACCGAGATAGTTCATTGCGGTTGCCCCGTATTACCATCACCAGTACGCACGCCACCGTGGGTATGGGTTGAAACCACCACGCCATTAGAGGACATTTTCCCACCAACATGGGTAATATCACCGGTCATGGTGCCGCCTTTTTGCACCGTCAGTGATCCCGTGGTTAAGTTGTTGGTACAAATAACGGTAGGGGTATCTAAGGTGATTTTGCTTGTCGCGACACACGTAATGTCAGGTGACGTGACTTTGACCGACTCGCTGGCTTCAATCACGGCGGTTTTAATTCCCGTGACTATTAGCGCCCCTGTTGCCGGCTCATATTCAATTACTGCCCCGTCTTTATACTCATGACGATGCGCGGTTAATGAGGTTGACGGCTCTGAAAAATCATCACTAAATATCGCCGGCAACACAAACGAGGTAGTTAAATCGCCACCGATTGATAGCAATAACACTTGTTCGCCAACATTGGGCGCCCACCATGAGCGCGAGTTACCAGCACGTGCAGTAAGCCACGGGCGCCAGTCGGTTTCATTGTCGCCCGTTTTAACTCGACACCCTTTTTCCACACTGACATCAATCACAACGCCAGTGCGGATCAAGTTTTGTATTTTTCGGATAAGTTCTGCGATATTCATACCCGCAATGTGCAACGGGAAATAAAAAAACGCACGGGGTTGGGATTGTTTCAAAGACAGGACAATTAACGAGAAAGGAATTCCAGTAACTGATTTTCGATATGTTTAATATCTGTCGGTGAAAAGCCTAATAGCTTTCGTTCAGGGTATTGAATTTCTAATGACTTACCCCGCACACGCTCTTTTAAACCGTAATGATGTACGGCAGCAATGCCCGCCACTTGCGGAGCAAAAGAAAGCGTGACACCTTTATCATTGGCCGACATACGCAAATAGCGGGCGGTGGCTAAACGCTTAAACATGCGAGTCTGTTTATTGGGCTTTGCGGTGCTAATTTTGTCTTTTTTTACTTCAATAAAACGCAGAATATCGCGCTTATAAAAACTACGTTCGGCTTTCTTTTCCAAATCGTAACCGGTGATCACCTCACCTTTTTTTGTTTTGCGTAATCGCCAGTTTTTTAAACTACGTGGTTGCCCTTTCCAGACAAATTTCATTCCTCGCAACACGGTAACCGTTGATGCTTTACGTTTGGTGAATGCCGTTCCATCGGGATTTTTTTGCGCGCGGATACGTTGTAAATTGCTTTTGCGTAAATCACGGGCAATTTCACGGGCTAATTTTTTACGTTCATTGGGTGACGCTTTTGCCAACATAGCGGCTAATGCTTGGGTTAACGGGCTGAAATCATCAGCGTTCATGAGCCACACTCTCCCAACTTTCAAACGGATCAGCCGGCTCTTCAATGGCACCAACAACCAATTTATCCGCTTGCACATTAACGAGGACACGCTCAGTCAACTTTAAATCAATGCTAATACTGGCGGTCTGATTGCTATCAATAAAGACGTCAAAGGTAAAATGACTTTGGCGTTTATCGGGATTCAGGAAAATATCAGGCTGATGTTGTTCAATCCAACCAATGATCACCGCCATTAACACATCTTGGTCACCGGGATAATCATCAATAATAATATTGAGATTGTATTGATACTCATAAGATTGACTACGGGCACCGCTTGCCACAATCGCCCCGCCGTCAATAAAGGTGTAGAGCCTATCGGGGTTATCCCCTAAATAGGCCACCTTTTTAATTAAGATGTCACGTAGGTTTGCAGGCTTTTTCATGGTTTAACTTATTGATGTATTGTAATAATTGATTTGTATAATCAATCAAATATTCCGTTTGCACCTTATTCTCCGCCATCATTTCGAGGAGACGTAAATAATCTTGTTGAGCTGTTTCGGTAAGTCGTGCGGAGGTTGCATTACCCATGCCGGCGGTGGCGGTGGTGTGATTATCGGGGTTGGGGCAATCGGCTTTGATGTACACCCGTTTAGTATTATTGCGCAACTCATCATTAAGCCGGCTAATATCATTTTTTGCATCGGTTAACGCCTTTGTGTGTTGTTTATCCAATTCTGATAAGCGGGCAAGTTCTTCCTGATAATGTTCAATGGCGTCTTGATGACTGATAACACTTTTCTTAAGGGCGAGATTATCACCCTTAAGCTGGCTATTCTCAGTGAGCAAAGCATCAAACTTAAATATCAGTAGCAAGCCCATCACACCCGCCACAATAATAAGCAGTACGTTCCTTTTCATCGTGGGATCTCAATATGAGGATAATCAGGAAAGCGGGTTTCAACGGGTAAACAGGGATCACTTTTCCAGTTTTTACCAAAACGTAATGTTACCCCTTCTTCATCTGCCGCTTGCTTAAATGCCATTAAAACCGGCTCAAAAAAATGCGGGTGCCATTCCATCCCTGGTTTAATCGCAGAAGGCAAAATATCAATGGCATCGCCTGTTAAATGACGGCTGTCTAATGTTTTTGAAACGCCTTTTTTCACATTTTCTTTTTGCTTTTTAAGTGTGCGAACACCTTCAATCACTGCAAAGTCCGCCGTAGAAATGTCTAACGCACGATAAGCAATTTTCACTAATAGCGGATTAACGCCACTAAGATTATTTTTACTGCGCTGGCTAAAGATAAATTTATTCACCAGAGACCTTCCTTAAGAATCTTTTTTCTAACGCACTGACCAATGCAGCACCAGACCAGCCCGCCATACCGGCAATAGCGCCGGCAATTTCAGGTTGCCACTGGTAATAACTTGCACCGAATAAAATCAATGCCCCTGAAAACATAGAGACAACAATTTGTGCAAATAAGATGGCAAAGCGGAACGGTTCCCCTTTCACTATTTTATTGGCATAACTGGCAATACCACCAAAAACCGCCATACCGGCAATTAATAAGGCAGTAAACCAATTCATATTATTTGGATCTTTATAGGGCATCTTCTTCATACCTTCCCCCTTAAAGGGGTTAATCCCAAAGTTGTAAAATCGGTGTGGTGCTGTGTTGTTGAGGCGTATCCGGTAACTCAATCGCGGTGCCGGTAGGTAATATTGCCCCTAATTCAACCAGCCCCGGATTAGCTTCTAATACTTGTTCAATCATGCCGGATGACTGACCAAAGTAACGCCAACAAATATCATCTACGGTATCCCCTTGTTGGGTATAAATCCACATCAGATAAGCTCCACCGTGTTATGGGTTTCCCCTTTGATACGTTGTAACGCCCACTTGCCATCACGCCACACTTCATCAATAGCCGGCGTCATGGTGTCGGCTTTTTTATTACCTTGTGCGGTAGTATCAATATCGCGATAACGTTCGATTAAACTGGCCTTTGCAAAACAGAACACCGCTCGCTGATATAAAATCATCAATTCACTTTCACCGTTAATCTGTTCGGCAGGCACCTCTTTTAATGTTTTCGCAGCTTGACCAATACGCCACTGATACAATTCACGATTTACTTCAATCATGGCGTTCAATAACGTACTTTTCAGCCGTTCCGGTGTCACAGTGCCATCGACGCGAGTTTGCAATTGAAAATCACGAGTTTGAATATCAGGGAAAAAACCATTGTTTTTAATGGTTTCGTCTTTTTGTGGCACAGGGTTAGCAGAAACATAATCCATAAGAAAACCTTAAAATAGGTGGGCGGTGGACGAAAGAAAGCAAATTGCTTTTTCCGTGCCGCCCTGACGTGGTGTCACTATGCTTTTTCAGCGTCACGCTGGGCTTTAAGCACTTTATCGAGTTGTTTTAATTCGGTTTTCACACCGATATTCATGTTTAACTCTAAGGCTCGACTTAATACGCAGTAGCTTTCTTGTGGGCGATTATTATCGCGTAACATTAACCCTAAGATTTTGTAGAGTTTTGCCCTCACTTCATCAGGCATATCTTCATCATCGGTCAAAGCACGTGTACGCTCTAATGTTGCCAATGAAACCGGTGATTTCACGGCATACGCTCGCATGGCAGAATCGGCGATTTCTTCGGCAATCACGGTGCCCGTGGTGCGGTTAACACCGGGGATCACTAAACGGTTAGCTAATGCGTAAACGGCAATATCTAACGCCCCCTCATAATCCCCCGCATCAATTTTCCACAGCAAAATCGTCATTAAAACATCATCTTGCACACCGCTACCACCGGACAATGCCCCATCAACCCACGGCTGATAATTGGCTAATATCTTGCGTTTATAAGCTTCTTTGCGTTCGCGTGACTGAAAATGTTTTAGCTCTTTTTTATCTGTCGCAAGACGTAACAGCATCATGTGATAGCCCTGTGTATTACGGCTAACATGCCCCCCCAATTGGCTGGACTGTTGCGCGCTAAGGCTCATGCGGTGTTTTTCCCACGGAGATAATGCCATTATTTCGCCTTTTTATTTTCAGCCGGTGTTTCTTCTGTTACTGCTTTGTCGTCTTTGACGACTTCATTTTCAGAAGCTACTCCCTCTTTTTTTGTTTCTGGCGATGTCTCTTTTACATCTTCAAAAACAATATTTTCGACCAGTGCCACACCGCGAAAATCTTCAACCACAAAATCTTCATTGACGCACTCGTAGTTTTCGATACGATCGCGTTTTGGATTATCTAACACTTGACGACGACGAGAATCCGCAAGGAAATAAATCGACAAATTATCAAGGCGGGTGATAAAAAACGCATTGTCAGGAAAGAACGGCGCACGTACAGCCGGCAAACCGCCGATACGTTTCTGGCTGATAATGGTATCCGCCGCGAGTTTTTCGCTGTTATCTTGGTCTTTATTAACCAATGGAAAATATTTATCTGCTAATAATTTACGGCCACAAATCACAACAAGACCGGTATCGTCCTGATATTCAGGATCAATCGCAGTATCGACCGTATCTTGCACTAATGCGTCAAGATTTTGATAAGCTTGCCCTTTACCGACTAGAATAGGCTGCGCTGTGGTTGCGCCGTCTTTCGTTTCACTGCCCATCACATGCTCTGGCGCACGCTCGCGTACTTTTTGTAACCAGCCTGAATTCACATCTTGCAGTAAGGGGTATTTTTTCCGATCAGAATTATCGGCTCGGTGCGTACCATTAAAACCAATCATAATGCGGTCTAATGCCTGACGGCGGATAATCGCATCGCGGATACGGGTTTGAAAGTCGGTAAACTTCGCCCACATATCAATTTTGGCGTAATCAAGGTGGGTGTCGTAATTGGTTTTCTGGCAATGATAGCTATTTTTGGTCAGCTTAATCGGATCACTTGTTTCGCGCTCTTTTGCTGTTGTATCGGTAGTGCCTGCGATAGTTGAGCCGATACCTAAACCGATGGCCTCACCCACTTGCTCATCAACGGGCACGATATTAACGTGTGTTAAAAATTCTGCTGACTGCTGAATATTGGTTTCCAGCGTTTGCGCGGCAGACGGTTCAATTTGAACCTTTGTATCACTAAACTCTTGCGCGCTAACACCGTAAATTTTACCGAGTTGCGTGAGGTACGCATTAAATTTAAAACGAGTTTCTTTTTTCATGGTCTGTTCACTACCTTAGCAATCCGTCAGCACTTCGCTATTATTTTCGCCACCCGTGGCCGGCGGACGATGTGAGAACGAGGCGTCTGTATTTTCAAATTGGGTTTTTAATTCCGTGAGTTGTTGCGTAAGTGCTTTTACCGCTTCGCTTTGGTCGGCGTTTTTTAATGCGGTAATTTCTGCAGAAAGGGTTTGTACTTCTTGGGCGCACAGCTCCACCGCCTGATGCACATCGGTAAATCGCGCATCATCACTGTGTTGTTTTTTAGAAAACATCTCTTTAATAATGCTAAAAAGCCCTGGCTTCTCGCTCTGCGGGTTTTCATCAATAAATTCAAAGTGATTTTCTTCTGCAGCAGTAAAAACGTTATCTTTGCTTTGTTTGCGCTCTGAAAGCGGGCTACTTTGTGCATTAGCACTAAATTGCAGCATTTCAGTGCCTAAACTCGCGGGGTTATCGGTAACCGCCAGCCCGACTAAATACGCTTCGCCGGTATCTGAAAAACTCGGGTCAATTTCAACAGAGGTATAGACTTTTTGACGTTTTTTATTGAGTTCAATTAAATCAGGCGTCGGATTGATCACACCATACAGTGCCAACTTACCCGCCAGCGCCCCTTCTTTAATTTCCTCGGTATACACCGACTCCACATCACCAAAGCGTGGTGCCCATGAATAGTTATAGTGATCGATATTGACTCGCGCACCATAAACCGTGGGATCAAAGTTTTTCGCGATTTGGGTTAACCATTCGCGATCAACTCGACGCCCGTCCGTTGTCGCCCCTTCAACACAAAGACGAACCGGTTTTGATTTCTTCGACATGCACTACTCCAGACTGCATCCGTTTATTCGTTGGTCTGTATGTTGTCGGTTAAAAGGGGCGTTAAACAATGGATAAGGTTTGTCTGAGATATGGCACAACGGGAATAAAGCGAATAGGTGATCAGCGGTCAATAGACTAGCCGTAACTTAAGCAAGAAATCGTGATTGTGCAATGACTATTACAGAAACATTTGATAACCGAAAAAAAGCAATGCACCTGTATTTTGCCGGTTACCGCATTGCTCGCATAGCGGAATCGCTAGGCGAAAAGGCGTCCACGATTCACAGTTGGAAACGCCGCGATAATTGGGATGAAATCAGCCCTACCGAACGCGCAGAGCTAACCGTTGAGGCACGTTATTGCAATCTAATTTTAAAAGAGAGCAAAGAAGGCAAAGATTTTAAAGAAATCGACTTGTTAGGACGTCAACTCGAACGCATGGCGCGGATCAGAAAATATCAAAAAGGCGGTAATGAAACGGACCTTAATCCTAAGATTGCCAACCGCAACAAAGGCGAACGCCGTCAGCCAGAGAAAAACTTCTTTTCAGAAGAACAAATTGAAAAACTGGAAGATATCTTTCGCAATACGTTGTTTGAATATCAAAAGGTGTGGTATCGCGCCGGTCATCACCGTATCCGCAATATTTTAAAATCCCGTCAAATCGGCGCAACATTCTACTTTGCGCGAGAAGCCTTTATTGATGCCCTGACCACCGGACGTAATCAGGTTTTCCTCTCCGCCAGTAAAGCGCAAGCCTATATGTTCCGTGAATACATTATCAAAATGGCATTGGAGGTTGATGTTGAATTAAAAGGCGACCCATTGATGTTAAGCAACGGTGCAACGCTCTATTTCCTTGGCACTAATGCACGCACAGCACAAAGTTATCACGGCAATTTATATCTGGATGAAACCTTTTGGATCCCGAAATTTCAGGAGTTACGCAAAGTGACTTCGGGTATGGCGATACAAAAACAGTGGCGACAAACCTACTTTTCAACACCGTCAACCATGAGCCATGAGGCCTATCCGTTTTGGTCAGGCAAGTTATATAACCGCGGGCGCAAAAAAGAAGACAGAGTTGATATTGATATCTCACATGAAGCCTTAGTCAATGGACGTTTATGTGAAGATGGGCAATGGCGACAAATCGTCAATATTGAAGATGCACTACGAGGCGGTTGTGATTTATTCGATTTAGAGCAACTCAAAAAAGAGTATAGCCCGGACGAATATAACAACCTGTTAATGTGTCACTTTATGGATGATATCGAATCCCTATTCAACTTTAACATGATGCAAAACTGCATGGTGGACAGTTGGGAGGTGTGGGATGACATTCAACCGTTAGCGCTGCGCCCTTATGGTTATGATCCGGTTTGGGTAGGTTACGACCCCAGCAAAGGCGGTGAAAATGGTGATAGTGCCGGTTGTGTGGTTATCGCGCCGCCGAAAGTACCCGGAGGAAAATTCCGCATATTAGAACGCCATCAATGGCGTGGTATGGATTTTCGCGCACAAGCTGACGCCATTAAAAAAATCACCGAACGTTTCTATGTGGAATATATGGGTATTGATACCACCGGCTTAGGGCATGGGGTTTATCAGAATGTTATCCAGTTTTTCCCTGCTGCGCGTGAGTTTATTTATAACCCGAATGTCAAAAATGCCTTAGTCATTAAAGCCTATGACGTGATTAGTCACGGACGCTTAGAGTTCGATGCGCAGTGCGTTGATATCATTCAATCCTTTACATCCATTCGTCGTACCACCACAGGAAGCGGTAACCGCCCAACCTATGAGGCCTCGCGCAGTGAAGAAAGCGGACACGCTGACCTTGCATGGGCGACGATGCATGCCCTTTTCAACGAACCGTTAACCGGCACCACCGAGAACAGTAATAATATTGTGGAGATTTATTAATGAGCCGTAAAAATAAAAAGCGTTTTAAAGTACAACAAACGGCAACCGCCAATAACAGCATGGAAGCCTTTACTTTTGGTGAGCCCGTTCCGGTGTTAGATAAACGAGAAATCTTTGATTATCTGGAGTGTGCGCAAATTGATAATTGGTATGAGCCACCGGTTAGCTTTGATGGGTTATCAAAACTGTTTCGTGCGGCGACGCATCATAGCAGTGCAATTTATGTCAAACGTAATATTTTAGTCAGCACATTTCAGCCTAACCGTTTTCTCTCTAAGTTAGACTTTAGCCGATTTGCTCTCGACTTCTTAACCTTTGGCAATGCCTACCTTGAACGGCGTAACAATATGGTGGGTAACTTATTAAAACTCACCCCCGTTCTCGCCAAATATACCCGCCGTGGTGTTGCTGATGATAGCTATTGGTTTGTGCGCTATGGCTATGACTCAAAGCCGTATGAATTTAAGCCCGGTAGTGTATTTCAGTTATACGAACCCGACTTAAATCAAGAGCTATACGGGTTACCAGAATATCTGGCCTCCACGATGTCAGTGCTACTGAATGAAGCTGCAACCTTGTTTCGTGTTAAATATTATCGCAACGGAAGCCATGCCGGATTTATTTTATACGTCAGTGACGCCTCACAAAACCAAAGCGACATTGATAAAATCCGTAACGCAATGCAAAACTCAAAAGGCCCCGGCAATTTCCGCAACCTGTTTATCCACGCACCGAACGGCAAGAAAGACGGCGTACAAGTTATTCCATTAAGTGAGATTGCGGCAAAAGATGAATTTCTCAATATCAAGAATGTCAGCCGTGACGATATGTTAGCGGCGCACCGTGTACCGCCTCAAATGATGGGGATCATTCCACAGAATACCGGTGGCTTTGGTGATGTAGAGAAAGCAGCAAAGGTTTTCTTTCGTAATGAGTTGGCGCCACTGCAAAGCAAGATATTACAAATTAATGATTGGCTAGGTGAAGAAGTGATTAAGTTTGATAAGTACACATTAGGTGATGAGTAACTTCACCACACAAAGAACAATACCGCCGACACTGGCGGTATTTTTTTACCTGCAAGGTATAAGTATCGGTCTGACTAATAATAATAGTGACCCAATTCTATTATACCCTTTACCCCCTGATAAGGCGAATCCGCCTAATTTTCACCCTCTCAAACCTGTATTAAATGCGCCTACAATCCATTTTAAGCGCACGTAATTTATTTGATATCTAGGTAACTTTTTCTTGTTTTAATCGCTCTACGTGCTGGAAATTTGCGAGGAATAATGTTTTCAACCCCATCAAAACGCAATCGTGACCCCGCCACGCCCGCGCACTAAATCGACCTGTTTTTATGCACCTGCATGAGTGCCACAAAAGCCCGTGATATCTGGCGCCTTCGAGCAACTTTGATCCTTTTTTGATCTTGCAATATGATGCAAAATTCTACAAAAAATGGCATAGTCAAAAAAATTATACATTCTGCTTTGAAAAGGCTTTCTATGTTAGAAATAAAAAAAATCGAACTAACTCATGTAAAAAATAATTGTTTAAAAGAAAGAATGGAAAGAGCATCTTCAGGTATTAGTTCAGAGTACATTGCATTTATGGATGGTATAGAAGTAGGAGTTCTGTCTTTGGAACACTGGGCTAAAATATCAAGTGCATTTATATATGAAATATATGTTCTACCTGACTATAGAAGAAGAGGAATTGGTGAAAAGTTGCTTACTTTTGCCGAAGAGGAAGCAATTCAACTTCATTGTGATCATATAAAATTAGAGCCAAATAATTTCGATAAAACTGTAGAGCTAGAAAAGTTAATTTCTTGGTATCAGAAGAATGGTTATCAAAAAATGAGTCTTTCAAATAGATTTTGGATCAAGACACTGGTTTAAAAAACCGCTTATAGAAAGCGGTCACATATCATACTTAACTATAAGCATTCTGAGGTGGCAACCTTTCTTTAAACGCTAAATAATCATAAAACTCTCTAGTGAATGAAAATAAGCATCCACATACTTGATCACATTCCGTAGAACGCATAGCTAAGCTAAGCATCCCATCCATCTTCGGATTATGTTTGATTTGTGTAAAAAAATTCGAAAAACCTAATAATTTAACAGATAGAAGCAAAGCACTCTCAAATGTAACAACAGAATTTATTAATCTAGCATGTACCGTTGCTACTATTTTTTGGTGCTCCATTACTGCTTTCAAGCATCTTTTATCACTAGTCATAAATAAAGAGTCCGGTTTTTCAACACAAGAAGCTAGTAATTGTTGTTCGCCAATATCAATATGTGGAATTTCGCCTAATTCACTAAGTAATTGTTCATTCTTGATTTCATCAATAATACGAACATCATTTAGAAACCTTGCCACTCTCTCATATATCTCTTTAGTTCCACACCTTTGTATAGCTTTTTCTGGGCTTTTAGGAAGTAATTGGAACTTAGCAGTTGGGCTAACATATATATCATTTGGATTTTCATCAAGAATTTCAGGTAGATATTGAATCAAATCACATTGGGCTAATTTTAAAATAACATCATTATCTGAAAGAACAATCACTCATCTATTCCCCACATAGTTTTTCTATGAGATCTAAATCATCATCATTAATCACATCGTAATCAATTGATTTCATAAATGATTTTCTTACTACATCTTGGTCAGCCTCAGCCTGTCCGTTATTACTCACTATTTTTAATGCAATTGATGAAACTGGCCAAAGATTCATCATATAACCGTAATTGAGGATTATATGTGTGGGATCTATTTGGTTTTCATATCCATATTTTTGAGATGCTGATGCTAACTCCGTAGCATTCAATTTAAAATTTGAACCAATTTGTAAATTTTCTTTTCCGCTCAAAATACCAAAAGCATAAGCATTTGCCTCTGCCTCAAAAATATCTGTTGCCTGAGAGTCTATTTTTCTATCTACAAACACATCACCATTATCATCATTCACATGACCTTTTGCTATATGACCTAACTCATGAGCCAAATCAAATAACATATATCCGTATTTTCTACTCTGTGTAAGAACAATGACAGGACGATCTAATACTCTCAAAGCAATTCCTGCCATTTTTGTACATTTAGGCGGGAAATTTTTCAAAAAAACAACAGGAATACCCACTGAATGACAATAATCAACCAAAGCAGACAAAGAAACCCATTGATTTTTTTCGAGAATTTTTCCTCTAACTATTTTCCAGTCTAAGTTAATAGTTTCATCATAAGGAACTTTAAAATTTTCAGCTGCAATTCTAGCTGCTGAATAGGCAATAGCCGTTGCTTGGTTCAGGTCATCTTCACCAACATTGACTCTATGCTTAAACTTATGATTACCACCTAAATTAAATACAACTTGAGTAGCATCATCTTTAAAACTATCGTAACAAATGCTAAACCGTTTAGATAAAAACAGACTAGCGAACTGCTTACCAGAAGGTGATTTAGCTAAATCATCATCCCACCAATCAGGTAATAATTTTTTTATATAAGGAAGCGTAAATCCCGCATTTTTAACCTTTTCATATAAGTGACTCATTGGCTTAGTTGTCATAAGAGCCTCCCGTTTCATTCTGAACCTACAAGACTAAATTAATTTAAAATATTCAGTAAATAAAATAACTTAGATTTTTTATTAAAAGTTCTCAATTAGATTAAGCATTATTTTTCCAATCTCTACTTTAATTATAGCGGGTATAAAAAATTTATACACGAAAAGTATTATGCAGATAAATCTAATTTAAACATCAACAATACTTCACTCAAAAAACATTTTTATAATATTATTAAATAACAATAAGATAACTTATTTACTATCTATGTTTTTTTAATTTTATATTTATACCTATCAATTCTTCCTAAAGTATTTATCTTCATCATATCTTACTTTGACCGGCTATCACCCAAAACTCGCTTTTCCCTTTTCACCGATGAAATTTGAACCTTCCCATTTTCAAACCAAATCACTTCATCACCATAACTCAGGCGCATACCGTTCATCACCATTGACCACATTGTGTCTGGTGGTAAATCCAATCCCATTTTTTCGGCAAAAGCTTTAAATTCAGGTATCAAACGTTCCTGATTTTCACTTAATGACACGGTTGAAATTATCCGCTGACTCTTTTTATGCTCTAAAACCTCGCCAAATGATTTCTCCCAATCGCTATATTGTGAACGTAGGTCAAAAACATCAGGCTCAGAAATCCCCCATACGGGCGATTTTAAGCCCCTTTCCTGTGGATTTTTAATATCGGGTGAACTGCCCGATCCACAGTTATTGACAGGACTCCGAGGCGCGCTGATCGCGCTTTTTAAAGTCAAAACCCGCCCCGTTTCTAACTTACGCTTATGCTCAATTGCCTCAATATCCTGCTTAGATTTACGAACTAAACGATACTGACGCTCACGCGTTTTTACTAAATCGCTACTTTTTATCGGTGAATATAATCCGATTATTCGCATCACTTCTTCATCATAAGAATTCGGCTCATCGGCGACAGTACGAGCAACTAATAACGTTTGTAGGTTACGTTTAACGTTAGGCCCTCCTTGATGCTCAATATAAGCGGCGAAATCTCCCGCATCGGCAGACGCTCTTACTTTTTCCGCTATATCACCCAACTTATCAGCGATACTCATACCACGAATACGACGACACTCACGCCACACACCTTTAGACGGCAAGCCAAACATGTGAAATTGAGGAATACGCCAAGTAGACGCCCACGCAGTAACGGCTGATGCAACCTCGGTTAATAACTCTCCCGATTCGTCATCAACTTCGCCCTCTAATGCATAACCGTCGATATTTTTTGAGATATATTTAGCGAGATAACCCGTAGCACCGCCTTTATTTAAATGCTTTGCTTCAAAACGGTGTTTCTTTGCGCCCCGTTCTTCGCCGTCTTCTTCAAGGGCATACTTACGCATGATCTCAATCGCTGATGCACGTTGAGATTTATCCAGAAACATCATCATATGCCAATGGGGTGTAGCATCATGATGAGGTTCAACAACTCTGATCCCGTAAACGTTAATATCGTTATCTTTAAAAGCAGTGCGAATTTTCGCCCAAACTTTCACTAAATAACGTTGACCGTCTTTCGGAGTGTATGCGCTGTTATTCCATTTCTCGTTAATGAGAACTTTTTTCTTTTTCTCGTCTTTAGAAACGTTAATTTGCTTGGTGGGATGGTATTTTGAAGGCGTGGTTAAGGTGATAAATAAACCAATATCGCCCCTTTCTTCTGCAACTTTTTGAATGCCTGCGGCTTGCGCCATTAATTCCATGCGACGAATTTTAGGGTTAGCGATACTCGCCAATACTTTTTCCATTAAATCAAAGCGATCACCCGATTCAACATCTTGAATATCCATCATTTCAAGATAATTCATATTCGCTAAACGTTGTGCTCTGACTTCACGTACTGCATTTTTACTGGCGTAAGGCATCTTATCTGAATTCACATCACCAAAAGCAATATGCAAAGACTCACGCCAACGCTGACGATGAGCTTTTAACTTTTTAAACCACCAATCTTCATTCGTTAACCGACTCAATCCTGATAGTGCATCTTCGGGTGTCAATTTCCCTTTTTGAACTTTTCCCCAAAACAATGGAGTTACATGTAAATAGGTAATTAACTGCCCTAATTGATGATAAATAGGGTTAATCACTTTTAGGTTAAGTAACACCTCACGATCACCGTTATTTTCAGCAATTGCCTGATCAGCCAACTCATCGAATAAGTTGTCACACGCGTTCGCAAATGACTTCGCCATATGACGCAATATTTTGTCATGCGCATCGGGCAAGCGATTAAAGAACATGGCTTGATCAAAATCTCTATCTAACAAAAATTGACGTTTATCTTTCGCTAAACCATAGCGCGCATTGACGGCTTGCAAACGCTGATAAACGCTTTTATGGAACTTAAAGACCAGCCAGTTATGAACTTCTTTCGGTGTTTTCTCTTTTTTAAGATGTTCGATGTACTTAAATAGGCGAGATTTAAGAAAGCGAGGCAGTTTTTCAATATCGAATAAAATCGCTTGCCCCTGAGCCAATTGCTCACGGGTAAGCGGTCTTTCATAAACAACTGGCTCATGCTGTTTCCCATTCCACCAATATGTCCATTGCATATCAGCAGGATAGGAAACAGGAGGCTGAGAAAAATCAATCAGACGGCTAGCCATTACCGCACACCGCCTAAATGCTTCGGATCAATAATTTCAATGGCTGTTTCGCACAGTTTAGCAACGTGAGTCATTATCTCTATCAATTCAGAGATAGACTTAATTTCTACGCAAATAACACGACTCACATGCGCACCAACAACGCCAGCAGTCACATTTACCGCAGAGTCATACCACGCAATCACTTCACGGCGCACACGACCATCAATAACAGTGACTTCGATTAATCCAAATTGTTTTTTCCAATAAACGATAGCAAAACGAGTGCCGGTAATATGCACCCCATTTTTTGGATCTTGAATATCGACATAGCCCTGTTCCATCAGCACACCTCCGGCAAAACGGCGATAATCTCTTTTGCTGATTGGCGGTTTCCATTTGCAGAAATAGAACGAGGCGCATCAATCTCGTGAATAATAAAACCGAGATCGGCATACAGCTCTTTGGCGTGAATGGAATTAGAGACAGTAATCGGGTTACCTTGTGATTGATTTAATGCCTTTAATGCTTGAGCTAACTCAATTTGATGAGCGTGAGTAAAATCCGTGTGATGATATTTAGTAAAACTACCTTCATCTCCCATATATGGAGGATCACAATAAACACCATCACCGAAATCAACGAGTGACAAAGTATCTTGCCATTCTAAACAAGCGATAATGGCATTAGTGGCTTTCTCAGCAAATTGTCTGATTTCCTCCTCTGGAAAATAAACACGGGCATATGTTCCGAATGGCACATTAAATTCACCCGAATTGTTATATCGACATAATCCATTAAAGCAATGACGATTTAAATATAAAAACCGAGCAGATTGTATATATTTATCACACTCGCTTTTATCTAATACCTTAATTGAATTAAATAACTTTCTAATAGCAATGTAATCATTTTTATGATTGTTTTCTTCCCACGCATAAAACTCTTTACGCGCCATTATTTCAGTATGTTCTACGACATTAAGATATAAATTAATCAGATCCTGATTAGCATCAGCAATTAAATATTCGTTATATTCTGTATTCATCATCACAGCACAAGAACCGGCGAAAGGCTCAACTAAGCGCTTTGCTTTTGGCAAATGTGGAATTAATTTATCCATGATGCGGGTTTTTGAGCCTGCCCATTTCAGAATGGTTTTGTTCGCCATTTCACACACTCCGATAATGCTTAGATTTCAGCTCATGCACTGTCTGGCAATCGGCACAGCGGGTGCATCCCATTACTGCAATACGGCGCTTTTCGGGTATTTCACGACCGCAATCTTCACATTCAAACGCTGATATACCGACGTAACGCCCTGTTACTGCTTTTATTTGTTTATCAAGCAATAACTGTGATTGTTCGCAGGCTAAATCCATTTCTTTAGACATAATTCCATTCCTGTGCTTGATGTTCGATAGACTCGGCTTCACCTTCTAATAATTGAAATACTTGTGAAGGCTCCATTCGTTCACTTAGTGCTTTTGATGCTAATTTGCGTAAACGGGCAGAAAAAAGAACCGCCCGAGATTTTCTTTCATCTTCTCGAACGGCTTTAATTAAATCGGTTACATCACTTTCTTTAGACATAATCAGACCTCTGATAATCAGATATAAAAAGTCCTGACAAATAAATGTCATTTATTTTTTAGGTGTAATTAAATAGGCATTGCTAATTTATTTGGGATTAATGCGCTCAATACTTTTATTTGATGAAGTGCATTAATGATTTTTATTTTATCTTTCCTCTTTAATAATAAATAATCTATTCCGTTCTTTTCTTTTTCTATCTCAGCAAGGTAATAAATCATCTGATATATACGATTATTTTCATTTCTTAAATAATCAAGAAACTCACCAATCAAAATATCATCACTATTTTTATTTAACTTACTTAATAAATCAGCCCTAACTTCGGCTGTTTTATTCATACCACTGACGCGCTCATCAAATGAAAGACCATCATTGCGATAATGCTTTACCACTTTAGACTGATAAAAATCATCATTGCCTTGTAGTTGCTCTCTTGCTTGAATAAGCTCCGCAGCATTCATAAGTAAATATCTCTAGCCCCTGATAGATTCTGATGCATAACAACTCTGCTTAAATTGGTTTTCCGTCACAATCAAAGCCATCGCAGACAATAAACTCTTCACTCGAAAGTAATTTTAATTCTTCTTGAATAAGGTCTATCCACAAACCGTCATCATATGCTTCATGAAGTACATCTATTAACTTTTTGCGAAGATTAAATTGTTTAACTTTTAATTCTTTTAAACATCTAGCACTTACATTTCTTTTTTTGTCAGAAACGTGCTCAACACCGCCCCAACCAGTAAGATGGACTTCTGTTGTTGAATAATCCTTATCACTTGACATAAACGCCTCCTAACTTAAAGCTGAAATTAATAAATAACTCACAAAGAAAATAAAACTAACAATATAAATAACATTAGATTCTGATAATTTTTTATTAACTTTATCCTTAAAAGATTCACTGCTTAATTTGTATTTATTTCTTTGCTTAATTAATTGGTTCATTGAATGTCACCTTTTAATAAGTCGATATAGTGAGTTGCTTCTGCCATTGCATCAAACTTACCGAATGACTGATCATCTAACCAAACGTGATAACGAGTTATCGGTGTTACTGCTTTTCTTGGCAGTTTAATAATAGTGAAACCTCGATACATAAAACTATGCTCTGTAATTTGTTTCACCTGCATCTTATAGCCCTACCCATAAAAGCCATGCGTCACGCAATTCTCTTGGACGATTTTCAAATGCGTCTCTCATTGCACGATTAAATTCAGGGATATAAACCCAATTCTCACCACGAGTTTTTGCGTTTGCCTTGTTATCTGGATTTTGCCAAGGGATAAGCGGTAGTTTGTTGTTATCAACCATATTTTTAACTGCGGTTGGAGTTTTACCAATTAACTCCGCAAATTTTTGATAAGGCACGGCATCAACTGGGTAATAGACCTGCATATAACTTTCTGCGTTCTTCTCACTCATATGTCATAATCCTTTTCTTGAATGCTTATAAATGCTTCTCTTTGCATCTTTAGGCTTTTTATAGTTAGACACATGTGACCAACTAAAGAGGATATTAGACACATATGACCAACACGTCAAGACTTGGAGATAAAATTCGCTTAATACGAGAAGCGGAAGGGCTTAACAGAAAAGAGCTATCAGAATTGCTAGGTATCTCTTATGGAACTCTCAATAACTATGAAACCAAAGGAATTCAGCTTACGGAGTCGTCAATAGTCAAATTTACTAATCATCCTAGATTTGAGAAATACACTTTATGGCTTCTAACAGGAAAGACCAACGAATCCATTGGACAGATTAGCCCGTCTCTCTCCCCTGATGGAGCAGATTCAACAACATTACCCCAATCAGAGAAGAAAACTGGCTAGACCTACATTTAGATTTTATTGATTGGATAGATAGCCAATCAATTTGCCACATCGGAGGGCTTTAATATGCCTATTAAAAAAACCGATGATGGCCGTTATTTAGTGGATATAAGACCTCTTGGACGACAAGGATATCGAATCAGGAAAGTCTTTAACAAAAAAGCAGAAGCTATTGCATTTGAAAGATACACAATGGCTAATGCGAATATTTCCGATACAAAACAAGATCGCCGGACATTAAGCGAATTATTAGATTTATGGTGGTTATATCATGGCGCTAACCTTAAAAATGGTGATATTGAAAAACGCCAATTAAACAAGACTATTGCTTCCCTAAAAAATCCGGCAATAAACCGCCTAAATAAAAAAGTATTGCTTGAACACAGAACAGAGAGACTTAGCAATTCCGTTAGTGCTTCAACAATCAATCGTGACATGTACCGCTTATCCGGCATGTTAACTGTTCTGAAAAAATTTGAGTTATTCAACGGTGACAATCCAATTAAAGGATTACCACCATTAAAAGAAAAAGAGCCAGAAATGACTTTTTTATCTCGAGAGGAAATACGTCAGTTATTAAATGTATTAGATGGGGATGAAAAACGAGTAGCACTACTTTGCTTAAGTACGGGCGCGAGGTGGAGCGAAGCGGCTAATTTAAAAGGCAAGCAAGTCATGCATGGACGAGTTACCTTTTTAAAAACCAAAAATGGTAAACAGCGAACCGTTCCGATCTCAGAAGAGCTGGAGAAACTCCTAAGAAGTGAAACATCTGGTGCTTTATTTAAAGTTGATTATGAATCTTTCAGAACGAAACTAAAGGCGGTAAAAAACGATCTACCGAGAGGACAGGCAACTCATGTATTAAGGCATACATTTGCTAGTCATTTTATGATGAATGGGGGGAATATTGTTGCACTACAACAAATATTAGGCCATGCAAGCATAAACCAAACAATGGCATATGCTCATTTAGCACCTGATTATTTGCAATTCGCCATTTCACTAAACCCATTAAAAGGTAAAGTGGAAATTTAG